TCCCCTCCGCGCTTGCGGAGGCGGAGGCCGGGAGCGTCGGCGACTATATCCGCACTCTCTTTTTCTCCGCGCTTGCGGAGGCCGTAGCAACGGCGAGCGGTACGGGCGTTTCGACCTACGGCTCCGTCACTATGGTAATTGAGGGCGTGAACATGGTCGCCGGAGACGAGCTTATTATCGACACGGAGCACATGACCGTAACGCTCAACGGCGCGAACATCATCGACCGCGTGAGCGACGATAGCGCATTTTTCAAGCTCCAACCGGGCGAGAACGATATTATCGTCGAGGGCGGCACGACCGCAGACGTTAAAATCTTGTGGAAAGATAGGTGGTTATAATGGCAAAGCCGCAGATTTTCAACCGCGATATGAAGCGGCTCGCCTACCTCGACAACGCGCTCGCCGTCGGCTACGGCCTCGAGACTAATTCCCTATGGACGGCGACCTTTACGCTCCCGGCGGACGACCCGAAAAACGCCTATTGTACGCCGCTGAACTTCGTCGAGATTTTCGACGGAGACGAGCGTATCGACCTTTTCCGCATCATCGGGGAGGATATGGAGCGGAGCAACGGCGCGACTCGCTATTATGATTGCGAGCACGTCCTCGCTACGCTCCTCTCCGACGTTCTCTTTCAGTATCATCAATGCGGCGGCTCCGGCGTAAAGACCGCCGACGTTCTCAATTACATTCTCGCACGGCAGACCCGGCAAAACTGGAAACTCGGGGCTTGCGATTTCAAACGCTATTTTGAATATAATTGGGAAAACTCGACGCTCCTCGCGGCGCTCTTTGCCGTGCCGGAGTGCTTCGATAGTGAATACCTTTGGTCGTGGGATACGACCGTCTATCCGTGGACGCTCTCGCTCACCGTGCCGACGGAGGCGCTCAAAAGCGAAATCCGATACGCAAAGAATATGACGAACATCAAAAAGACGACGGACGCGACCAGTATCGCAAACCGCGTCTATGCGCTGGGCTATGGCGAGGGCGTAAACCAACTCACGATAGAGTCGGTCAACGGCGGCGTTCCCTACGTCGAGGACGCTTTAAGCATCGAGCGATACGGCTTGTGTTCGACTATCCTCGTAGACTCGCGGTATCAAGTGGCGGAAAACCTCAAGGCATACGCCGAGCAGATACTCGCCGGGCTCAAGGAGCCGTATGTGAGCTATGAAATCGGCGCTATCGACCTCCATCGGCTGACCGGCGACAAGTTCTCAAAGTTCCGCCCGGGCGAAATCGTCCGCGTCGTGGACGAGGCCGACGGAATTAACCTCCGTACCCGCATCGTCCGCGTTGAGAAAGCGGATGCAGAGGGCGACCCGGGAAACGTCACGGTAACGATTGCCAACAAGACGCAGGATATAGCGGGCAGTATTTCCGACTTGCAGAGCCGCGCCCTCATTTCCGAGACATACGCACAGGGCGCGACCAACCAACAAATCTATAATTTCTCGGATAACGCCGACGCAACGCATCCGGCGAAACTGCAACTCTATATCTCCGACTCGGTGGTACGCATTAACAAAATGCTCCTCAATATCGAGTTCGAGGCGTTCCGGGCGTATGAGAAAGCTATCGGCGGCGGCGGTGGACAAACGACCTCCTCCGGCGGTGGACAAACGACCTCATCCGGCGGCGGGCAGACAACGAGCTCCGGCGGCGGCTCTACGACCTCCTCCGGCGGCGGGCAGACCTCCGGCGGAACGGCGCTCGAGTCCTCGAACGTGCTCCCGAGTGAGACGAACGGACAGGCCGTGCATAACCACGGCATTTCTCAACACGCCCGCCTTGCAACGACCAGCGACGGGAAAACCGTTGACGGATACGAGACGTTCATTTGGTCGGGCGCGCATACGCATCCGGCGCACACGCACAGGATTTCCGCACATACACACGAGGTCTACGACCATACGCACACGGTAAGGGCGCACACGCATACGGTGAAAGACCATACCCACACCGTAAAAGACCATACCCACGCTATCGAGTTCGGCATCTACGAGGGACAACGAGCCTCGAAAGCGACTATCAAGGTAGACGGCAAAGAGATACCAACGCCGTCCTCGTATAGCAATATCGACATTGTGAAGTATCTCGCCACGGACTCGAGCGGGAAGATACGCCGTAACTCGTGGCACTCGATAGAGATACTCCCCGATAACATGAGTCGTATCGTGGGCGCGGTATTCGCTCAAACATTCTGTAATTCTCGCGGCGGCGGGGACTACTAAAAGGAGGAAAGAATATGTCCGAATTAGTGACAATGTACCCGGCGCAAGCCAACTCCCCGGAGACTTCGCTCTCCGGCGCGCTGACGGCGGCGGGTACGACCGTAAACGTCGTTGACGGCTCCGTACTGCCGGAGGCTCCGAACTTGCTCACGATTGGAGCGGACGGCTCCACGGCGGAAACGGTGCTTATGACCGCAAAGAACGGGAACGTGCTCACCGTCACGCGAGCGCAGAACGGCACGACCGCCCGGGCATGGTCGGCGGGCGACGTTATCGCCCGATATTTCACGGCGGCAGACCAAACCGCCATGCAGGAAAATATTAAGAAGCTCAACGAGGGCAAGGCCGAGAAAGCCGCCTCTCCGACAGCGGGCAACTTTGCCGGGCTCGACTCCTCCGGCAATCCGACCGACTCCGGCAAAAAGCCGGGCGACTTTGCCGCCGCGAGCCATACCCACACGGACAAGGCGGACAAAGCAAAGAACGCCACGGCGGGACACTTCGCCGGGCTCGACTCCTCCGGCAATCTGACCGACAGTGGGAAAAAGCCGGGCGACTTTGCCAACGCCTCCCACGCTCACGCGGGATACGCCGAGGTAAAGATTTTCTCCGGCGTGTCCGTCGCCGCCTCTGCATGGGTGAGCGACAGCACATACGCGGCGTATCCCTATGCCGCCTCTATCGTCTGCCCCGGCGTGACGGCGAGCCACGTCCCCGAGGTCGTGTTCGGCGCGACAGAGGCCGCGAGCGGAAACTTTGCGCCGGTCGCTCTCTCCGGGAGCGGGACGGTCAAAATCTACGCCGCGACAAAGCCGACGGCGGCTATCACGGTGCCGAGCATTACTTGTATTAAGGCGGTGAGTTAAAAATGATTGGTAGAACAAACGCAGTCAGCAAGCCCGGAGTCGAGCTCTCCCTCGTGGTATCCGTTACGAGCGGAGCGGCGGTCACGGCGACAAAGGGCTCGAAAACGGTAAACGGCACGGCGGCGGGCGGCTCGTGCGTCCTCTCCTTGCCGGAGGCCGGTACATGGAGTGTAAAGGCCACACTCAACGGGCAAACGTCCGACACGAAAAGCGTCTCAGTCGTCGATAGCTACGCGGTGGCGCTGACGTTCTTTTCCGCGACGATTACCGTCAACGTAGACTCCGGCGCATCCGTCACGCTGAAAAAGGGCGGGACGACAATCGCCACAAAGACGAGCAACGGGACAGCGGTTTTCACCGTCACGGAGACGGGGGCGTACACGGTCACGGCAACAAAGAACGGGCAGACGACGAGCGGCTCGGTCAATGTCGTTTCCTCCGCGACCTCCTACTCGCTGACGCTCTCTTTCGTGAGCTCTACGCTCAACAATAACGAGTGGAGCGTTATCAAGTCCGTTTCCGACGCGGGACAGGGCGCGAACTATTGGAGCATCGGCGACCGAAAGGCGGTCACGCTTAACGGCACGGTCGGAAAGCTCTCGCTCTCGAATGTCACGACCTACGCTTTCATTATCGGCTTTAACCATAACGCAAGCGTCGAGGGCGCAAACCGCATCCATTTTCAGCTTGCAAAGACCGCGCTCTCCGGCGGTACGGACGTGTGTTTCTGCGATAATCAATATGGCCCGGATAGCGGATGGTCGTCCCCGGGTGCGGGCTATTTCGTTATGAACGCGAGCAACACCAACTCCGGCGGATGGAAAAGCTCGCAAATGCGTACAAACATTTGCGGGACGAGCCTCTCGAGCTATTCCGGGACGATTATTGCGGTCATTCCGGCGGCGCTCCGTGCCGTCCTCAAGTCCGTTACAAAGTACACGGACAATACGGCAAACGGCGGCGGCTCGACGGCGAGCTACGTCACGGCGACAACGGATTACTTTTTCCTCCTCTCGGAGTTCGAGGTTTTCGGTAGCATTTCCTACGGAAACACGAACGAGAAGAACAAACAAGCGCAGTACGCCTATTATTCCGCCGGGAATAGCAAAATCAAGTACAAGCACAACGGCACGAGTACCGCCGCTTATTGGTGGCTCCGTTCTCCGATTGCGAGCAACTCCTACCTTTTCGTGAGTGTGGGCGCCGACGGGACAGTCGACAGCTACTACGCGCACTATTCCCTCGGCTTCGCGCCCGGCTTTTGCGTATAATTCGGAAATCGAGACTTGCGCCCTCAATGGGCGCATAGTCGGCGAGGAGGAAAGAAAATGTCCGTACCAAAATCAAGACGCGGCGAAAGCCCGGCGGAGTATATCAACCTCGCCCGCGAGATTTATGTATTCACATACAACCGCGTCCGCATCCTGCCGAAAAGCTACACCTTTTATTTTTCCTTGCCGCTCTACAACGCGGCGCGAGAGGCTTATCGCATGATAAAGACGGCAAACCTCATTTACGTTGACGAGAAATCTCCCGAGGAGATACGCCGCCGGAACATCCAACGGCGGAAAGAGTATTACGAGACGGCACAGGGCTATTATAACTCGATGCTCGACGTGCTCGACCTCGCGTATATGACCGTCAACCATGAGAAGATACCGCCGAACGTCCTCAAAGAGTGGGTAAAGCTCATTACGGACGAGCTCTCGCAAATCTCTAAAATCAAACGGAGCGATAAGGCGCGAGCTTAATCCTCCGCGTGATTAGGTTATATTCCGTATCGCCGCTAATTGGTGGCTCCGTTCTCCGAATGCGAGCAACTCCAACAATTTCGTGAATGTGAACACCGACGGGACAGTCAACAACAACAACGCGAACTATTCCCTCGGCTTCGCGCCCGGATTTTATATCGACACGGGGCAGACCGAATAACTCCTCACGGAGCGAAAGCAGTCCCCATATAAAAGGGGAATATAACCTCTCTGACGGCCTCGCGCCGTCGGACAAACATATACCGCGATACGGTTAGCCGGACGCTCCTTGCATGGGTGCGGAGTGCGTGTTTTCCGTGCTTTCATGGCTCGCCGTTACGCATTTTAGACAACACGCCGAGAAAGAAATGTACGAGGTATTTTTATTTTATGAACAGCGCAGAACGACGCGAGGCACGGTATCAGCGTCGCAAGGCCGCACGGATGGAAAAGAAAGCCGCCGCGCTCCGGGAGTACGGAGATTTCGAGACGGTTTTCTCATTCGAGCGGCTCTATGAGAGCTACCGCGCCTCCGTCCGTGGCGTTGGGTGGAAAGCGAGCACACAGCGATACAAAGCCGCCTCGCTTGCCAACGTCACAAAGACACACGAGGAATTGATAGCCGGGAGATACCGCTCCAAGGGCTTTTACGAGTTCGATATTGTGGAGCGGGGAAAGCCGAGGCATATTCGGAGCGTCCATATCTCCGAGCGCGTCGTACAACGGTGCTTATGCGATTACTGCCTCGTGCCGATGCTCTCCCGGTCATTCATTTACGACAACGGAGCGAGCTTGCGCGGCAAAGGGTACGATTTCGCCGTATCCCGGGTGACGCACTTTCTCGCGGAGCATTACAGAAAACACGGGCGGGAGGGCTACGTCCTCGTATTCGATTTTTCAAAGTATTTCGATACGGCACAGCATGAGCCCGTTTTTCGAGAGTTCGAGCGGAGCGGCATCGACGACCGCCTCGTCGCGCTCTCGAAATATTTTATTCAGAACTTCGGCGACGTGGGGCTCGGCCTCGGGAGCCAAGTCTCGCAGATTGCCGCGCTCGCCCTGCCGAACAGGATAGACCACTATATCAAGGACGTGCTCGGCATGAAGTATTACGCTCGCTATATGGACGACGGGTGTATCATCAGCGAGTCAAAGGGAAAGCTCGAGATTTGCCTCGGGGAGCCCCGGCGGCTATGCGCCGAGCACGGTATCCGCCTCAATCCGAAAAAGACGCAGATTATCAAGCTCACGCGCGGCTTTACATTCGTCAAGGCGCGCTTTCGATATGGCGCAAACGGGAAAGTCGTCCGCCGGGCAACGTACAAGGGTATCCGGCACATGAGGAAAAAGCTACGCATTTTCCGGCGTTGGGTGGACTCCGGCAGAATGACGGCGGCGGACGTGGAAACGTCCCTCGTATCATGGCGGGGACACATGAAAAGATTTCACTCGTACCACATGGAGCAGAGCGTCGAGCGGCTCTATCGTGAATTATTCAAGGGAGGGTAAGCTATGGAATATGTCGTTTATCGGCGTTTTAAGGCCGAGGGCATCGACGGAGCCTTTAACCTCCGATACGGGACGACCGTAACGGAGCGGGACGGATTTCTCTTTGCGGCTGACGGGCGGAAGATTTGCGCCGCAACGTCTGAAAACGGATGGGAGCATTTCAGGCCAAACACGCCGGAGGGTGCGTATCGTCAAAAGATGCTCGACGGCCTCTATCACTATTACGGCAAGCACGAGGGCGCGTCGGACTTCGACCCGGAGAAATGGGCGGGGGCGGAAAATCTGTATTGGAAAAACCTCCTCCGCACGATGAACACGCAGGAACTCGAGGAGTTTTATAAAAAGCGGCTCGGAGAGCTGCCGAAAATGGAGGGATAACGTATGTATGCTATCAAAAGCGGCGGAAAGGTCGTCGGCTACTCCGATACCGTTGTCTATGTCCGCCTACACGAAAACGGGTGCTATGTCCCGTGCGACGAGGCGGAGGCCGGGGGCTTTTGCATCAAGACGGCAATCGACCGCAAGGACGAGGAAACGGGCGAGACGACGACATATCTCGAGGACTTCGTTTACGCTTTCGCCGACGGCGGGCTCCTCGGTATCGAGCCGGTCGGCTCCGTGGAAGTCGTGAGCGGTACGCTCATGCTTGCCGAGAACGATAAAGTTCTCGATATTCTGTTAGGGGGTGCGGCGGAATGATTACCGTACAGAGGGCGCGGGAGCTCCGCGCTATGATTGAAAAGGCGGCGGGAGCCGGGCTCGACGATAAGGACGGCTCGACAGCCGTCGAGCTTTATCCGGCGCTCACCGGCGGCGGGGCGCTCGTCAAGTCCGGGACTCGTATCAACTGGAAAGGTGCGCTCAAGCGGGCGGCGGTGGACTTGTGGGACACGGCGGAAAACACGCCGGAGGCCGCGCCGAGCTTGTGGGAGGACGTGCTCTATAAAAACGGCGCGAGGATTATCCCGGCGACCATTACGGCGGGGCTCGCGTTCTCCAAGGGTGAGCGCGGTTATTGGGGCGACGTGCTTTACGAGTCCTTGCTCGATAACAACGTATGGACTCCCGAGGCGTATCCCGACGGCTGGAAAAAGGTCGCCGAATGAGCGCGGCGGTCTACACGGTCGAGCTCGACGGCGAAATCATAGCGCGGCGGGAGTCTCTCTTGTGGGTGAGGCTTGACGCTCCCGGCCTCTATGTCGTATGCACGGAGGCGGAGGGCGAGGGCGTTATCGTTGACGGGGAGATTTACCACGTTCGGGGGTGTCCCATATTGCCGGGAAAGCAGACCGTTAAACTCGATTATTACGAATTATAACGGAGGTTAAGAATGGACTATGTAGGAGCGATTATAGGAGTCCTCGGGACTATCCTCGGCGGCGTGTTAAGCTATGCCGCTTTTCATAGGAACTCGAAAAAGGACAGCGAGGAGGAGGGCAAGTCCTCCGGCACGATGCTAACCGAAATCGGGTACATTAAAGGCGGCATCGACCGTATCGAGCGCAAGCAGGACGCACAGGACGCGCGCTATATCGGCATGGCGGAGCGTATGTCAGCGGTGGAGAGCTCGGCAAAGTCGGCACATCATCGTATCGACAGGCTCGAGGGGCGCGAGGTGCGGGAGGACGGATAATGTCCGCCCGCAAAGGCGCGGCGCGGCGGCGGAAGTTCAAAAAATGGGCGCTCGAGGTATGGAGCTTTGCAAAGGGGTATCTCTCCTTTTCAAAGCTCCTCGTTTATGCCGTCCTCTATATCGACTACAAATCGACCATGACGACGCTCGACCTCTGCCGGATTTCCGTAGCCAACAACTACACCGGCTCGCTCCCGTATTTGACCGCCCTTATCGCCTTTTTACAGGCCGCGACCGCTACCGTGCTCTCGTTCTCGCTCAATAAGAGCAAGGCCGAGAACACGACCGGCGGAATTACATACGACACGGCAACAAAACGAGATTGCTAAAGGAGGTAGCAAAATGAAAGAAATCATCGTAAAGCGGCTCGGCGCTCTCTTGAGCGTAAAGAGCCTCGTCACGCTCTTGCTCTCCGGGGTATTCGCGTACCTCGCCATTACCGGGCAGACGAGCCAAGAGTTTATGACGGTCTACACGGTCGTTATCGCGTTCTATTTCGGGACGCAGACGCAGAAAATCAGCGACGCGGTAGAAAAGACCACAAAGGAGGGCTAAACCGTGACGGAGCAACAGGTACGCGAGCTCGTCGTATCGACGGCGAGGGCGTGGCTCGGGAAGAACGAGCGGGACGGCTCTCACCGGGAAATTATCGACCTTTACAACGCACACAAGCCGCTCGCCCGGGGATACGCCGTCAAGTACACGGACGCATGGTGCGCGACGTTCGTCTCCGCCGTCGCTATCAAATGCGGACTCTCGGACATTATGCCGCTCGAGTGCGGGTGCGAGGCTATGATTTCCCTCTATCGTTCTCATGCGGTGAGCCGTTGGGAGGAGGACGAGAGTATCACGCCACAGCCCGGCGACGTGGTTTTCTATGACTGGCAGGACTCCGGCTCCGGCGACGACCGGGGAGCCGCCGACCATGTGGGCATTGTATCCAGCGTGAGCGGGCGCGTCCTCAAGGTCATTGAGGGCAATTTCTCGAATAGCGTCAAGGAGCGGGCGCTCGAGGTAAACGGAAAGTATCTCCGGGGCTTCGGCCTCCCGGCGTACTACACCAAAACGGACAACAAGGAGGATTTCGACATGGATATTAACGAGGCAAGAAAGCAACTGACCTCTTGCGCCGATACCGGCGACACGCCCTCCGCGTGGGCGAAAGAAGCGGCGGAATACTGCAAGCGCAAGGGCATTTTCAACGGCGACGGAGCCGGTAATTTCGGATGGCAACAGCCGATTACCCGCGAGGCCGTCGCTTGCATCATCTACCGCGCACTCGAGGCGGCGGGCGCTCTCGGCAATCTTTCCGACGTATAAACGTGCAGAAAAAGCCGGCGGGGGTCCTTGGCCCCCCCCCCCCTTTTTTTATTTTTTTTGTTATTTTT